GGGGAAGTAGTCGCTGTTGTTGGCAAGATTACATTTGACGACTGGATTAATCAGACAGAAACCCGTCTTGATGATGCCGGGATAGCGGCGGCACGAGAATGGTATCCTGAAGCAGCTAAGTCGTATCAAAAGTATTTTGGCAAAGACTGGCCTAACTTTTTAGCTGCATGGCTTATGGCTAATCAACAGGCTAGTCCTTCGACAGCGGCTATGAATGCCGTTCGTTCAAGGGAACAAGCCCTTACTCAAGCATCACAAGCTCCTGTTTCTGTAGATGTAAAAGCTGGTTTAGCGGCAGATAGGTTATTTGATTTCTGGATGGCGATGGAGGCAGGTGGGGAACTGCCTTCAGGGGGCGCACAGAAACTCTACGATTTTATAGACAGTGGGCTTCTGCGAGAAACGCGGTCATGGATGGGTGACGATGTACGCGGTGGGGCACCTGCCGTTGCAGACGTTCATTCTCTCAGAGACACTGGGTTTGTTGACAAAACCTATCAGAAGTTTTTGCAGGAAAACTACGGTGTGCGTATTGAGACTGACACGTCAGGCTCACCGGGGGAAAACCAGTACGAGCGTTCAGGCGACTTTATGAGGGCGCTTAGTGATTACCTCAATGACATAAACTACAAGGGCGGCGGCTGGACGCCATATCAGGTGCAGTCTGTTGGCTGGATGGCGACGACTAAATTCCTTGGTAAGCCGGGACAAACAGCCGAAGAATCAATTCTGTTTAATATCAGGAACCTGCCATTTGAGGTAGCTTTCGGAGAAGGCTCCCCTTACTCCGAGACATTTGTAGATTATTATCAGTTACCTGCTATCGGGCAAAAAGAAGTTACGGGTATAGCTGCCGAAGCTGCCACTGATTTTGCTAGAGAAGTGACAGGCGTTGCTGAAATAAACCGCTATGTTTCTACGGGCGGTTGGCTTGACGATAGTCTTAATCCAAACATGGTAGAGCAAGTTGTTGCTTCTCCAGAAGCTATGATGGATATGGCTAATATCATCGGTTATCTGGTAGAGCAGACAGGAATGTTTCCCTATCGGATTGTGCCCACCGAAACAAGCAAATCTAAAGCCGCTTTAAAAATTCGCCCCAGTGATGTGTCAAAAGATTTGTTGAACAATGACACAAACATGGCCATACTGTGGGACAAGATACGCAATGCTGAACTAGCGGGAACCAAGAAAGCTGAAAAACAATTAGCCAAAGAACGCAAGGCTGGGAAAGAGGATGCCCGGTTACCTGACGCAGATAACATTATCACGGGGTACACTGGGACTGTTGACGAGAATGGCAACGCGGCAATGCTTATTCTTTTTGATACAAAGAAAGCCGGTTTGTTATCTAGGTTAGAGCCTGATGGTGATGTAGCTACCGCTATCTCTCAAATTTCTGAGGAGATGGGTATTGATCTGGAGGGTGAGACAGCTTTTTACGAAGGCGATTTTGTAGAAAACAAGTGGACGGAGGACAAAACAGGTGGCGTTTACTTACAAAGGATCGATCAAAGATACGGACCCGCTGTTACAGAACGGGTCAAGAATTTTAAGCGGAGCCAACTTGAGCCGCTACTCGAAGACTCCATTACAAGCGCAAGACTCAAGTATGGAAACAGAGAAAAGTTTAGTCGCCGGAGTACCGACAGCGCCGTCGAGAGCCGCATACCCGACAGAGCAGGACTATCTCGAAGCGAGAGACAGTTACAGGCACAGGATAGGTCGGGTGCTACCGCGCAAGAAGAAGTAAGGGTAGAAGGGCTACCGGCTTCTTACGATATACCCGGAACAGGCCCAGTCCCCACTGAGCCGTTTGCACCAGCCAGACAGGCCGCTCGTGACTACGGTCAAACCGTTGGGCGCAGTGTGCCTGAGCTTGTTGGTAATTACGTTTACGGACCAGTGGACGGAGAACGGGCAACTCGTATAGCGCAAGCATACGAAGACATGCCTAACACTTCAGAGGATGCCTTTACGGAAGCGGCCTATGAGGCTTTGGCAGAAGAAGTCATGACGCAGTATGACTTCATCAAAGACACTGGTCTTGAGGTAGAGTTCTATCCGTCTGACGTTGACCCTTACGCCGCCTCGCCGCGTGAGATGATCGAAGATGTAAAACAAAACAACCATATGTATGTCTTCCCCACGGATGCGGGGTACGGCATGGACGGGGTTACTGCGGAAGAAGTAGCTGATAACCCTATGCTTCGCCTTACTGACGAGTTTATATCAGGTCGTCGGGCTAGGGTGAATGACATCTTCCGGGCGGTTCATGATTACTTCGGGCACGTTAAGGAAGGCTTTGGGTTCAGGGCTGCTGGAGAAGAAGCTGCATATGCCAGCCATGCGGTTATGTTTAGTCCGCTCGCTCGCGCAGCATTAGCGAGCGAGACCCGTGGCCAAAACTCTTGGGTCAACTTCGGACCAGCAGCCAAGCAAAATGAAAATGCTTCTGCTGCTGATACAGTTTATGCAGACCAGAAAGTTGGGATACTGCCAGAGTTTGTTATTAACGAGGGTATTGAAACCCTTGTAGAGCCTGTCAATCTTCAAGAGCTTCAGGATGAAACTGGCTTCAATACGCAAGAAAACTTTGTTCCCGATGAAAGGTTTTCTCGTAAGTACCCACAAGACCCCCGTAACGCTGCGCCAAACAGGTTTGTAAAAAGAGCAAGGGCAGACGGAACACGCAGTGATGTTTGGGGTAAGCTTCCATTTAACACTAAATTTTTAAATGTGCGTATGTCTGCTGGTCAGAATTACGAGACTGGTGGTTACGGTCAGGCCCACGCTGGGCTACACGATGATCATTTCAGAGGCATAGAAGATTTACCGTTTACGAGTTCAGATGCTGCTATTGCTGCCGCTTTAGATGCATACACTGAGGCACGGGTATCTGGTGTTGACAAGTCAAGATTTAAGTTTGTAGAGAACCGCCGCGCAGGGTCTCTTGAAATGTTGTGGAAACCCGTGGGTTCAAAGACGCAGGTCAAAGTTGTTTTCGATACAGTGACCGATGCTAAGTCGGGGCAAGAGTTCCTTGGTATAACTACGGCCTATCCTAACAGCGAGGTTATGACAAAGGATAACCTCCGTGAGGACGTAGAAAATTACAGGAAAGCAAATCACTTAGGGCCAAAGTTCTCTGCCTTGTCTACTACGGCTCAGGAAACTGCGCTTACTTTTAAAACTAAAAAGCCAACTGGTCGCCCTGTCCTGAAGCTCAACAAGGCTGCAAAGGAAAAGTTTTCTAGGGGCGGCACGGTCAAGGACGAAAGCCCTGAAGTTCAAGAAACAATCAACAGAACGCAAGCTGTTAATACAGAGGAGACCGCTGGTCAGGCTTGGCTTAGTGCAATCTTTGGTGATTACACAGACAGCGTATTGTTTAGCAACAACTGGGACTTGATTAAAAGTCAATTTAGAAAAAATATACTTAACAAGTATGAAGCCATATCTGTTCTTTCCAGAAAAGCAGCAAAGGTCGCGGGAGAAGTTTTAGCGGATGCCAACGCATTCTCTGCTGTTCTCATGGCTGAACAACATGCAGGGGTAACAAAGGCTGCTTTCTATGACGGGGTTCCCGTCTACGATAAGGAGCTAGGGTTTACCTATGTAACGAGTGATATCGAAGGGCAATCAATTCGCGGCCTTGCTTTTATACTAAGCCCTGTCTTAGAGAACCGCGTTGTTTCTCAGTTTGGCACTTATGCTCAGGCAAGAAGGGCGCAAAGACTTAACAAACAGAAAATCAATTCTGGCATGACTGATCAGGATGTCCTTAATGGTTTGTCGCTTGGTGACAAGTATGATTACTTTGCAGAAGTCTTTGATGAATATCAGGTCTGGAACAGCTACCTAGTTAAGTACATGGTTGACACTGGGTTGATCACAGCCGAGATGGGTCAGACGTGGATTAATACTGCTGATTATACCCCCTACTACAGGCAGTCTTTAGAGGGCGCTGACGGAACTCAAGACCTGACATACTTCTATCCCGGCGATCCTACGCTTGGAACCCATGGTCAGGGCTTGGCCCCCCTAGAAGGAGCGAAGGGGAGCGGACGGTCTCGCATTCCCCTAGACGGTAAGCGAGTTGACAAGCGTCTTGTTGGCGCTGGTCGGGTGTTCCAAATAGATGTAGACGGGCAGGTTCAGCCGGAACAGTACGACAGTTACAACAAAGCCGTCGCGTCTGTTCGTGCCCTAAGACAATCTAATCCAGATGTTTCGGTTGATCTTTATGCCGCCCCTCGCAGGGTAGATGATTTTCTAGATAACGTCGCAAGGAACACAGCTACAGCAATACAGGGCGGCATGAAGAATATAGCCGCTCAAAGAGTTATCAGAGACTCCCTGACCTTGGGAGTAGCTTCTGAGGTTGCTCCTGATAAGTCAGGAAACAAACCAAGGCAAACTGTTCAGATACGAGTGGACGGTGTTGATCGTTACTTTGAAATTGTTGATGAATTTCTCTACACGAGCATGACAATTCTGGGGCAGAACACCGACAGTATTATGGATAATGTGTTTGTTGGTTTTGCAGCAAGTCCAGCAAGGGTGTTGAGGGAACTTGTTACAAGAGACCCCGGATTTATGTTGCGGAATATGATGCGTGATACGTTAAGCGCGTGGGTTACATCGGGGCAAAATTACATACCAGTTATTGATAGCGCAAAAGGCGTTATGGACGTTATACGAGGCAGCGAGTCTTCCGAGGCTTTAAGGATGGCTGGGGTTTTTGGAGGGTTTGATTTTGCCGGAAACCCTAAAGACATGGCCAAATACATTAAGGGTAAAACAAAAACTCAAAAGCCATCTGGCGTTTTAGAAACAGCGGCTAGTCCTTTTAAAAAATTATGGGATGCGACTACCGTTGCAACCAATGCCTCAGAAGCATCAACAAGAATTGCGGTTTATAAAAGGGTTTTGGAAAAAACTGGCAATGAAGCCCAAGCTGTTTTTGAGGCGCTTGAAGTTCTTAACTTTAGCAGACGCGGATCAAGCGCAACAATCCGCCTTATTACTGCTGTTACTCCCTTTTTGAATGCACGATTGCAGGGGCTAGATGTCCTGTATAGGGCTGGTTTTAGCAAAGAAACGGCGAACCCAAACGCTTCTCGAAAGGCGGCTCTTGCGAAGGCTTCTCTTATTGTAGGCACAACAGCTTTGTATAGTATGCTTATGAGAGATGCAGATTGTTACAAGAACGCGACTGCTGAAGCCAGAGACTTAAACTGGTTTGTGCCCACGCCTTTTGGCGGGGCTTGTGTAAAAATACCAGTTCCGTTTGAGGTTGGTTTCTTATTTAAGACAATGCCTGAGAGAATTATGCAATGGTCGTTTGACTCTGACACAGGGAAAGATGTCCTAGATTCTCTCAGACGAGGCATAACCTCAACACTAGCAGTTAACCCCCCTCAGATTATTACCCCTGCTCTGGAAGTAAGGACTAATTATTCAATCTTTTCGGGGAGAGAGATTGTTCCTGCTTATATGAAGAACTTGGACCCTGACTATCAGAAGTTCCAAGGGACCAGCAGTCTTGCGCTTAATCTCGCCAAACAATTAAATATCTCGCCGCTCAAAATTGATCACCTTATCAAAGGGTATACTGGGACACTGGGAAGTTATGGTTTGTCAGCCGCAAGTCATATGATAGATGCGTTTCAATCTCCCGATAAGCCGCTCCCGCCCGATAAGAATTGGTACAGCCTTCCTATGGTGAGGAGCTTCTTCCAAGACCCCAACAGTCGCGGCACTGTCATTCAGTTCTATGAGCTAGACCAGCTTGTTAGAACAGCCGTTAATACTTTTAAGGCGGCTGAACGTGAAGGCGATGTCGAAAAGATTACAGAGATTGCGACTAAAAGGGGAACGGTCCTTGCCTTGGAGAATGAGGTAAAGAAAATTCGTCAGCAGCTTAAAGAGGTGCGAGAACAGAAGAACGAAATCCTCAGGTCACCGATTGAACCGGAAGCAAAGAGGGAGTTGCTTAACATCATTAGGCAGCAGGAATTAGCTATCACCGCAGCGGTGCCGATACTCAGACAGATAGCAGTGCAATGAGTGCTTACAGGCTTGCACAGATTGTGAAGAAGCCCTTTCGCAAAGCCTGTCTGTGGGGGGACAAGAAGTTCTTCGACCCCTCCTCAACCCCACTGTCTAGTGAGTTGGAGGAGAACTACTCTCTTATACTGGACGAGACCAAAAAAATTATGGAGCGGTACGATGACTTTGCGCCATTCCAAGATATATCCCCGGATCAAACCTACATAAGCAGCGACGACAAGTGGCGCATGTTCTTTCTCAAAGGGGCTGGCATGACGTTCAAGAAGAACGCCTCTAATTTCCCTGCCCTTATGAGCGTACTCAACAAAGACAGGCGGGTTGTTTCTGCCTACCTTTCTGTATTAGGTCCAGAGAAGGCGCTCAATCCACACGAAGGGCCGTGGGCTGGGGTGCTGCGTATGCACATGGGTTTGATTATACCCGACCCAGAGAAGTGCCACATCAACGTAGAGGGTGACAAGTATCACTGGCAGAATGGCAGGGTCGTTCTGTTTGATGACACATACAATCACTACGCCGTCAATGAAACTGACGAGTTACGGGTAATACTGTTCATAGATTATATGAGACCCATGAGGTTTCCGTATAACCTGCTTAACTGGACAATCATGAAAATAAGCTGGGCCTTCCCGTACATATGGAGGCCGTTGATGAGACACAGGCGCTGGTCGCAAAAATTTTATGGCGATAAGTTACCAGTAACTTAAACGAGGCTAGGCATTATGGATATTGACAGGTTAATAACACAGCTAAAGGTTCACGAAGGTGTGCGCTCAAAGGTCTATCTTGATACGGAGGGTATTGAGACCATTGGCGTGGGGCGCAATCTCAGAGATAGAGGTCTATCGGATGACGAGATAGAGCTAATGCTGGCCAACGACATCAGGGACTTTCAGGAAGAAGTAGAGAGCGCCTTCCCGTGGTGGTCTGATATGGATGACGTGCGTCAGAGAGTTGTGGTGGACATGGCTTTCAACATGGGCCTTGGCTCCCTGTCTAAGTTTGTCAACACACTCGCTCACATTGAGAACGGGCGCTATGAAGAGGCTAGTGTTGAGATGCTTGACTCGAAGTGGGCAAGGCAGGTGGGTGATCGCGCAAATGTTTTGAGTGACATGATGAGGACGGGAGAGGACAATGGCTACTAAGGGAAAGAAAACCCTGCAAAAGGACAGTGTCTACGAGGAATACGACGTTGACGGCGATGGTGTGGTTAGCGATGCTGAACTTGCCACGGTCAAAGCAATACACGAAGCCGAAGTCGCAGAAGAAAAAGCTGATGCTCAAAGAAAGATGGCGTGGATTTCTATTATGTCCATGCTCGTTTTTACTGCTTTTCTTTTCCTTCCTATTTTTCCTGATTCTCGGATTAAAG